GTGCGAAAGTCCGCGCCCCCGACTTCGCCACTTCGCCGTGCGAAAGTCCCCGGTCGCCCCGACTTCGCCACTTCGCCGTGCGAAAGTCCCCGGTCGCCCCGACTTCGCCACTTTGCCGTGTGAAAGTCCGCGCCCCCGACTTCGCCACTTCGCCGTGCGAAAGTCCCCTGGTCGCCCCCGACTTCGCCGCTTTGCCACTTCGCCCTGGGAAAGCCCCAAGGGGGATCTCGATCCCTAGGCTCCCCCTGGAGGAGACCGCGGCCCCCTCTCGCGTAAAATTCCGACAAATACAGGGCCCCGGGTCTGAAGCTCCCAAAAATAAAAAGCCTCCTTGAAGGACGGCAGAAAGAGGTTCCATGAATACCGCATTGAACATGCAGCGGATGCCCATTGACCGGCTGATGCCCGCAAAATACAATCCTCGAAAAGACCTGAAACCGGGCAATCCGGCCTATGAAAAGATCAAGCGCAGCCTGCACGATTTCGGATATGTCGATCCCATTGTGTGGAATGAAGTAACCGGCAACATCGTCGGCGGTCATCAGCGTTACAAGGTACTGAAGGCGGAAGGCGCGACCGAAGTGGACTGCGTCGTAGTCCATATCGAAAACCCTGCCGATGAAAAGGCGCTGAACATCGCGCTCAATAAGGCCACCGGCGACTGGGAGCCCACCGCGCTGGCTGACCTGCTGCTGGACCTCCAGCAGTCCGGATACGATCTCGGCGCGACCGGCTTCGACGCCGCCGAAGTGGACGACCTGTTCTCTCAAGTCCATGACAAGGATGTCAAGGATGACGACTTCGATGTTGACCCGGAGGCTGTCACCCCTTATGTTCAGTCCGGCGATATCTGGACGCTGGGCAGGCATCGGATGATGTGCGGCGACAGCACTTCCCCGGAAGCGGTGGACACGCTCATGGACGGCGTCAAGGCAAACCTCGTTGTGACCGATCCCCCGTATAACGTCGCCTACGAATCCGCAGACGGAAAATCCATCCAGAACGACAGCATGGCGGACGAAAAGTTCTATGACTTCCTGCTTGCTGCCTTCCGCAACATGGCGGCGCATATGGCCGAGGGCGGAAGCGCCTACATCTTCCACGCGGATACCGAGGGTCTCAATTTTCGCCGGGCTTTCAAGGAGTCCGGCTTTCATATTTCCGGGGTGTGTATCTGGGTGAAGAACAGTTTGGTGCTGGGACGTTCTCCGTATCAATGGCAGCATGAGCCTGTGCTCTACGGCTGGCTCCCCAACGGCAAGCACAAGTGGTTCTCGGACCGCAAGCAGTCCACGATCTGGAACTTCGATAAGCCGAAAAAGTCTGCGGATCATCCGACCATGAAGCCGATCCCGCTTTTGGCATACCCCATCAAAAACAGTTCCGCGCCGAACGCCGTGGTGCTGGATCTGTTCGGCGGCAGCGGCTCCACCCTCATGGCCTGTGAGCAGACTGACCGTATTTGCAGAACAATGGAAGTAGATAACAAATACGCCACCGTCATTGTGGAACGCTTTCACACGGAGTATCCCGATCAGGAGATCACCGTTCTTCGGGACGGCAAGGTGCTGACCTATGCTGAAGTGACGGCGGCAGACAACGACTAATCGTGAAAGGAGAGCAGCATGGCAACAAGAGGACGAAAACCGCTGCCCACGGCGGTAAAGATACTGGAAGGCGACCGGGGCAAGGGAAGGCGTCCGTTGAACCGCAACGAACCCGTTCCCAACGCCGATCAGGTGAAGTGCCCTTCCTGGCTCATGCCGGAAGCAAAGAAGGAATGGAAACGACTGGCTCCGTCCCTGGTCGCCATGGGCGCTCTCACCAATCATGACGTTTCCAACTTCGCCGGCTACTGTGAAGCCTACGCCCGCTGGAAAGAGGCAGAAGAATTTCTGACCCAGCACGGCACGATCTTCAAGACCCCGTCTGGATACGTTCAGCAGGTGCCGCAGGTCAGCATCGCGCTCCAAAGTCTCAAGCAGATGCAGTCCCTCGCTACGGAGTTCGGTCTTACTCCTGCCAGCCGCGCGCGGCTCTTTGCCAACAGCGGCGACGCCCCTGACGCGGAAGACCCCATGGAACAACTTTTGAATCAGAGGTGGTCAGATGTTCAGTGAAGCCAAGGCACAGCGGGTCACGCAATTCATCCAATGCCTCAAGCACACCAAGGGCGAGTTCCATGGACAGTCCTTTCTCCTCCTGCCCTGGCAGGAAAAGATCATCCGGGATGTGTTCGGTACCGTGCGGGATGACGCTCCCGACAAACGGCAGTACACCACAGCCTATATCGAGATACCAAAAAAGCAGGGTAAGTCTGAACTCGGCGCCGCCATTGCGCTGAACATGCTGTGCAACGACGATGAATGGCGTGCCGAGGTGTACTCTTGCGCAAGTGACCGCCAACAGGCCGCTATCGTGTTTGATGTGGCTGTGGACATGGTTCGGCAAAGTCCCGCTCTGTCCAAGCGTGTCAAGATCATCCCGTCCACCAAACGAATGGTCTACCAGCCCACGGGAAGCATCTATCAGGTGCTTTCCTCAGAAGTAGCCACCAAGCACGGTCTGAACGTGAGTGCCTGCATCTTCGACGAGCTGCATACGCAGCCGAATCGCGCTCTGTACGATGTCATGACCCAAGGCTCCGGTGACGCCCGGAAACAGCCGCTGTGGTTTTTTCTGACTACAGCGGGAACGGATCGGAACAGCATCTGCTGGGAAGTCCATCAGAAGGCATTGGATATTCTGGAGGGCAGAAAGGCTGATCCTCGTTTCTATCCCGTGATCTTCGGTCTCCCGGATGACGCCGACTGGACGGATGAAAAGAACTGGTACAAGGCCAATCCCTCTCTGGATCAAACCATTTCCATTGACAAGGTCCGGGACGCATACCATAAAGCCCTCGAAACACCGGCAGACGAGAATATGTTCCGGCAGCTGCGTCTGAACCAATGGGTCAAGCAAAGCGTCCGCTGGATGCCGATGGACAAGTGGGATGTCTGCGGCGGTATCGTGAACGAGTACGAGTTGGAAGGCCGGCCGTGCTACGGTGGACTTGACCTTTCTTCCACCAGTGACCTGACCGCCTTTGTGCTGGTGTTCCCGCCGCGAGATGAGGATGAGCCGTACATCGTTCTCCCGTTCTACTGGCTGCCCGAAGAAACGCTCCCACTCCGTGTCCGACGCGACCACGTCATGTATGATAAGTGGGAGGCGCAGGGGTTCATGAAAACCACGGAAGGCAATGTCGTTCACTACGGTTTCATTGAGCAGTTCATCCTCAAGCTGGGCGAACGCTTCAACATCCGTGAGATCGCCTTCGACAGATGGAACGCCACGATGATGGTACAGACGCTGGAAGACGACGGATTCACCATGGTACCCTTCGGGCAGGGATTCCGCGATATGTCCCCGCCCACGAAAGAGCTGATGCGGCTGGTGCTGGAACGGAAGATCAACCACGGCGGGCATCCCGTCCTCCGCTGGAACATGGACAACGCCTTTGTCAGAACTGACCCTGCCGGAAACGTGAAGATCGACAAAGAAAAGTCCACCGAAAAAGTGGACGGCGCTGTGGCCATGGTCATGGCGTTGGATCGTGCCATGAAAAATCAGAACAGCGGTGCTTCTGTCTATGATGACAGGGGCTTACTCATATTATGAGGAGAGCTTATGCCGAGATCGCCCAAACGTCCCTGCCGATATCCCGGCTGTCCGAATTTCTGCGAGAAGGGTGTCTTTTGTGAGGAGCATCGGAAAGAATGGTCACATGACGCGCTTCGCGGCGGTGCCGCTGTCCGAGGTTATGATGCCCGATGGCGCGAGGCCAGAAAGTGTTTCCTCCGGCAGCATCCGCTGTGCGCGGAGTGTCTCTCAGAAAACAAAATCACCCCGGCAACAGTAGTCGATCATATCGTACCGCATCGTGGTAATATGAAACTGTTTTGGAATCAGGAGAATTGGCAACCTTTATGCAAGGAACATCATGACAAAAAGACGGGAACGGGGCTGTAAAATACTGGATACCTATTGATATTCAGGTGAAATTGAGTTATACTTGATATTAATTGATATTGCTTGATTTTATCTGACGGAGGTGGAGAACTCTTGGATAGACAAGAACTGCTCCAGTATTTTATGGACAACTACTACCCAAGGCAGGAAATCGTGTACAGACTGCCCGCGTCTCTCCCAATTGCGGACTTCTGGCCTGAGGAAATACAGTACCGCAAGGATCGCGCATCGGTTCTTCCGCTTCATACGGCTTCCGGCGAATCCTTCTGGTATGTCCCCACGAACAGGTTCCTTCAATCAGGGGATGCACTCGCGCAAGTCGCCCGATATGAGAGCACAAATGAACTGCCTCAATACAGTCATGACGACAGCATCATTGACGAGGCATTTTACTCCAGCGCCATCGAAGGCGCATACAGCACCAAAGCCCGCGCCCGCGAATTGATCCAAAGTGGAAAGTCCCCAGAAAGCAAGGATGAAAGAATGATCGTCAACAATTATGACGCGCTGCGTTTTGTCCTCGACCATTTGGACACCCCGATCAACGAGGCGATCACGCTGGAGATTGCCAGAATTCTGACAGAAGGTACATTGGAAGAAGGCACAAAATCCGGCTGGCGGGATGGCCCCGTACAGGTCGTATCCGGGAGACAGGAAGTCGTGTATGTCGCGCCCGACGCGGACACAATCCGTCCGATGCTAGATGATCTGTTCGCCTTCCTGCAAATGGATGATGTTCATCCAGTAATCAAGGCCTGCGCAGTTCACATTTATTTCGTGACCATTCATCCTCTGTTCGATGGGAACGGGCGCACGGCTCGCGCTCTTGCGTATATGATACTTCTGCAAGCCGGTTACGACTTTTTCCGTCAGGTTCCCATTTCAGGACTGCTGATTCAGGAACGTTCCAAATACTACAAGGCGATTCGGGCATCGCAGGATCCCGTGAACGGTAACGACTTCACCTATTTCATGGAATACTATGCGGATATGCTGCTTAGAAGCATTTCCGATATCCATAGCCACATGAACGAAAAAATGAAAGTGGCAGAACTCAGAAAAGCCGCTTCATCCCTTGCTTCTGTGGATCGTCTCGCCGACGGACTCGAATGGCTGTACAGTAAAGGCTTCGAGACCATCACAACGGATAAATGGAAAGATAAGTTCAAAATCTCTTTCGAGACCGCAAGAAAAGACCTGTCCTGGCTGGCCGACCATGGTTTCCTGAACATCCGTACCTCCGGCCACAAGAAATTCTTCGATGTGAGTAAGGCTTAATCGCCTATTCCCTATCCGTCTTCCCAGCGTCTATCACACGATAGGCGCTTTTTTCATGTCAACAGACAGGAGGTCATCATGATCAACCCTTTTCTTTTTCTGTTCCGCGCGCGGGACAAGCCCAGAGATGCCGTCAGCGCGGCCACCACCTTCTCCTTTGGCACCAGCGGTTCAGGCAAGCCGGTCAACGCAAAGACAGCTATTCAGGTATCCGCTGTTTACGCCTGTGTCCGGGTCATTGCGGAAACCGTAGCCAGTCTGCCGTTTGCCGTTTTTGAGCTGGACAAGTCCGGCAGTCAGAAAGCCATAGACCATCCGTTGTACCGCGTCCTCCATGACGAACCCAACCCCGAAATGACCAGCTTCATCTGGCGGGAGACCATGCTCACGCACCTTTTACTGTGGGGAAACTCATATAATCAAATTCTGAGAGCCGGTCGTGGAAGTATCATCGGCATCTATCCTCTGCTGCCGGATCGCATGGAAGTGGATCGTGATGATAAGGGCAATCTCACCTACACCTATTCCACCACCAACGGTCAGACGGTGAAGCTCCGCACGGAGGATGTTTTGCACATTCCGGGGCTTGGGTTTGACGGGATCATGGGCTATTCGCCCATTGCGGTGGAACGAAACGCTGTGGGACTGTCCATTGCCGCCGAGGAGTTCGGCTCCAAGTTCTTCTCCAACGGCGCTACGCCCTCCGGCATCCTGACCCACCCCAACACAGTCAAAAACCCCAAGGCGCTCCGCGAGAGCTGGACGGAAGCGTATGGCGGTTCCTCCAATTCCAACCGCGTGGCAATACTGGAAGAAGGAATGACCTTCACCAGGATCAGTATGCCCAACAACGAGGCGCAGTTCCTTGAGACACGGAAATTCCAAGTCTCTGAGATCTGCCGCATTTACCGGGTACCACCGCACATGATCGGGGACTTGGAACACGCTACGTTCAGCAACATCGAGCATCAATCCATCGACTTCGCCGTTCACTGCATCCGCCCATGGCTGGTCAGGATCGAGCAGTCCATCAACCGCAGCCTCTTCACCGAAAAGGAGAAGGGACATTTTTATTGCCAGTTCAATCTGGACGGATTGATGCGCGGTTCCTATAAGGAACGAATGGAGGGCTACGCCATCGGCAGACAGAACGGTTGGCTCAACGCCAATGACATTCGCGGTCTGGAGAATATGAACCCCATCCCGCATAATGACGGCGGCGACGCTTATCTGGTCAACGGCAATATGATCCCCATTTCCCTGGCCATGCAATCGCGGGATACTGCCACTACGCAGAAAGGAAATACAGATACATGACCCAATTGACCCTCGGCAGTCTGTTTGACGGGATCGGCGGTTTTCCGCTGGCCGGCAGCTACGCGGGCATGAAACCCGTATGGTCGTCGGAGATCGAACCGTTTCCCATCCGGGTCACCCGCAAACGACTGCCCTTCATGAAACACTACGGCGACATTCACAAACTGCGCGGCGGCGAACTGGAACCCGTGGATGTGATCACTTTCGGCTCGCCTTGCCAAAATCTTTCTGTAGCCGGCAAAAGAGCCGGATTGCAGGGCGAACAGTCCTCGCTCTTCTTCGAGGCCGTGCGCATTATCAAAGAAATGAGGTATGAGTCCCATGGAAAATACCCGAACTGGGCCGTGTGGGAAAATGTGCCGGGCGCCCTGTCCTCTTGCGATGGGCAGGATTTCCGCCAGGTCCTCACAGAGCTCGTCCGTATCAAAGAACCCTCGGCAGATGTTCCTATGCCGGAAAGCGGGAAATGGCTCAACGCAGGAGAGATCCTGGGCAACGGTTATTCTCTCGCCTGGCGTATCCTCGACGCCTCGAAGGGTTGGGGAGTCGCACAAAGACGAAGGCGTATATTTGTTGTCGTCCATTTTGATGGAGCATGTGCCGGAAAAGTACTCTTTGAGTCCGAAGGCGTGTCAGGGTATTCTCCTCCGGGCGCAGAAGCGCGGGAAAGAGCTTCCGAACGTACTGAAGAAGGCGCTGGAACGTCAAGCCCGAGAGTAGTTCTCAACGACATGGGCGGCGCGAGAATGGACGTGACTAAAGAGATCACCAACACCCTCCGCGCTCATGACAAGGGACATCCTCCGTTGATTTTGGATGAGCCGAGCGCGATGGTCTTTGAAAACCATTCTCAGGATACCCGATATACCGGTCCTCTGGACATCGCGCCTACAGTCAACGCCACCTACGGCATGGGTGGGAACAACCAGCCTTTCGTGGTAGAAAGGCAAAGTGGTTCTGTCCAAGCTGGCGGTTTCTGCACCGAACACAGCGCAGACAGCCGCGGCATCGGATACGAGGACGAACGCGCTCCCACACTTCGCGCGGGCGTTGTGCCCGGAGTCGCTATTGCTTTTAACCCGTCTGACAACCGGGCCAATCCGAATGAAAACGATCCTCAGACAACGGACGCGGATGGAAACGCTGTCCCTGTTACGCTCAAGATCCGCTCCGGCTGCGAAGGCGGAGGCAAGGGGCCGCTCATCCAGAAGAATCTGTCCGCGACACTGGCGACCAACAACGATCAGACCCTCTTTGCTCCAAAGGCTTACGGCATCTGTTCTGGCCAGAGCAACTCCATGCTCTCGGAAAACCCGCACAGCGGATTCTATGAGGCGGATACGTCTCGAACTCTGGACTGTAACGGAGGCAACCCGGTATGCGCGCAAGGTGGGATGGCCGTGGTAGAAAGCTATGCCATACAAGGCAGTATGATCGGTCGCAAAGACGAGAACGGTCCGCAAGGAGACGGGGTCAACAAGGAAGTGTCTTTTACGCTCAACACCATTGACCGTCACGCCGTCTGTGCCATGAATGTCGGATTCTTTGCGACCGTTGAGGAACAAACGCCCGCGCTCCTGGCGAGGGACTACAAAGACCCGCCCATCGTCGCGCCGGTGGATGAATACCTTGTCCGCCGCCTGACCCCGGACGAGTGCTGCCGCCTGCAGGGCTATCCCGACGGGTGGTGCAAAGACCTGATCGTGGAATGGCCTTCTGAGGATGAGATCGCATTCTGGACTCAGGCGTTTGAGGAACACAGGACGGCCATCGGCAGCGATGTCAAGCCCAAGACCCGGAAACAGATCATCCAATGGCTTATCAAGCCCGGAACGGACAGCGCGGAATACAAGGCATACGGGAACTCGGTCGCGGTTCCGTGTGTCTTTTTTATTCTCGCCGGCATCGTGTGGGCAAGTGAGCAAGAGAAAGAAGGTGATGACACTTGAGAGAGATCCTGTTGAACGGCTACATCGACGATGAAGTGTGGTTCGGGGACGAGATCACCCCGGACGCGCTTCATTCTCTCCTGTATGCCGAAGAAAAAGACCATACCGAGGACGTTCACATCCGTCTGAATTCCTACGGCGGTTCCTGCAACGCCGCGGTACGGATGCACGACGACATGGCAGCTTATCCCGGCAAGGTCAGCATCACGGTATCCGGCACAGCGGCCTCCGCCGCCACGGTGTTCTGTATGGCAGCGGATCATCTGGAAATGACCCCCGGCAGCCTGTGGATGATCCACGATCCTTCCATCGTCGCCATAGGTAACGTCCGCGACCTGAAGGACGCCATTCATCTGCTGGAAGCGTGTAAGGAAAGCATCCTGAACGTCTACTGCACGAGAATCAAGATCACCCGCGACCAGGCGGCCAGTCTCATGTCCAAGACCACATGGATGGACGCGCAGAAAGCATTGGAGGACGGATTCATTGACGGCATCCTTTCAGTCAGGCAGGCCGGACCCACTGACTGCATCGTGTCCAGAGCGGACGCGGAGAAAAAGGTGCAGGCATGGTTCGACCGTCACAAGATCAGCGCCTCCGCGCGTCACGATCCCATTCCCATGAAGGAGGGCATTCTTTATGAAGCCCAGACCCGACCCGTTGCCCCGCAAGAGCCCTCGCTGGAGACGGAAACGCAGGAACAGAGCGCCGCGACTGCCGCGCCGGTATCCGCTGCCCCGTCCGCCACGGAAGATTCCCCCAGTTACCCCAATGAACCCGACCACGTTGTTCCTGACGACAACGTATCCTCTGGAACCCCGGTAAGCCAGCTGCAGAAACGGCTGGCTCTAATTATGCCCATCGAGGCAAAAAACAAGGAGAAAACTGTATGAGCAAGATTCTGGATATGCGCAGGAAGCGCGGCGAAGTGTGGGACAAGGCCAAGGCGTTTCTGGACGCCCATCAGGACGAGAACGGCGTCATGAACGCCGAGGACACCCAGACCTACGAGCGCATGGAGCAGGAGGTCGTTGACCTCGGTCACGCCATCGACCGCATGGAACGCGCAGAGCAGATGGATCGTGAAATGAACGCCGAACCCGCTGATCCCATGCTGACTAACCGTCCCGAACAGCCCTCCCACGATGATCCTAAGCGCGGCACCGCCAGCGATGCCTACAAGAAGGCGTTTTGGGCGCAGCTCAAGGGGCGCACCTCCTACGAGGTCCGTAACGCACTGGAGGTGGGCGAGCTGACCGAGGGCGGCTATACTGTTCCGGACGAGTTCGAGCATCAGCTGGTCGAAGCGCTGCAGGAAGAGAACATCATGCGCAATCTGGTGCATGTGATCACGACCGCCTCCGGCGACCGCAAGATCCCGCTGGTGACCTCCTACGGTACCGCCTCCTGGATCGAGGAAGAGCAGCAGATCACCGAAAGTGATGTGGCCTTCGGTCAGATCACGCTGGGCGCGCACAAGCTGGCCACCGCCATCCGCATTTCTCAGGAACTCCTGCAGGATTCCGCGTTTGACATGGCAGGCTTCATCGCGCACGAGTTCCAGCGCCGCGCCGGCGCAGCCGAGGAAGAGGCCATTCTCGCCGGTGACGGTTCCCACAAGCCCATCGGTCTGCTGCATGATACGCTGGGTGCTGAAACCGGCGTTACCACCGCATCCTCCACAGCCATCACCGCGGAGGAGCTGATCGATCTGCAGCACTCCCTCAAGTCCGGCTACCGCCGCAAGGCCGCGTTCATCATGAACGATTCCACCATTAAGGCGGTACGCAAGCTCAAGGACGGCCAGGGGCAGTACCTCTGGCAGCCTTCCATCCGTGAGGGCGTGCCGGATATGCTGCTGAACACGAAGATTTACATGTCCAACTACATGCCCCAGGTGGAGGCGGGCAAGAAGGTCATCCTGTTCGGCGACTACAGCTACTACTGGCTGGCCGACCGCGAAGGCCGCACCCTCCAGCGACTCAATGAACTGTACGCCATGACCGACCAGGTCGGCTTTAAGCTCACGGAACGTCTGGACGGTCGCCTGATCCTTCCCGAGGCGGTCAAGGTTCTCAAGATGAAGACCGCCTAAACCTTGTCAACCATGGTCGGGCTGTCTCATACAGCGGACAGCCCGACCAACTATAGGAGGAAATCGTTATGCCTAATACCTACAACACCAAGAATTACGCTGCGCACGGCGGCGCGGAATGGGTCATCGGCGGAAAGCTGACGATCCTGGAAGGCGCGGAAGTCACGGGGCTTGCCGACGCGGAACAGCTGGTAGCCGCTACCGAGGATACGCTCGGCTGTGTGAAAGCTGCCGCAAAGTCCGAGACCGATACGGTGCCCGCGAAGATCGGCAGCGACGGAAAGCTCTATGTTCCCGCTTATCCTGATGAGGTCACGCCCGCGGCAAATCAGGCGGACAGCACGGCTTCCACCGTCGCCGCGCTGAAGGACGACTTCAACGCGCTTCTCGCCAAGCTGAAAACAGCCGGTCTCATGGTCGCGGATGCCCCGGACGGTGAGGATGAATGATCGTAAGCCTGGATGAGGTAAAAACTCATCTGCGTATCCAGCACGACGAAGAGGACGAGTATCTGGAAGGTCTGATCGCGCAGGCACAGGCCGCAGCCGAGGACTACTGCCGCGTATCCTTTGAGGAACCCGGCGCGGACGGCAGCGTAACCGCCGCTCCCGAACCCGTGCGTCTGGCACTTCTGCTGTTCGTAGGGTTCTACTACGAAAACCGCGACATTCCTGACATGACCACCTACAAGGCCATGCGGATGGCGTTTGACAGTCTGCTCTATCCCTATCGTGACCCAGCCAAAATGTTCTAATGCGCCCCGTGCTGCTGCCTTACGGCAAGCACGGGTTTCGCGCTGCAAATGTCCCATTTTTCGCGCTCAGTCCGCTTCGCGGACGCTTTGGAGGTGATCGCGCTTGCGAGGCTATAAAAACTTTGAAAGCAGTCCCCATCCCGGAGACCTGCGGCACCTGGTGGAGATCGGCTACACCGAGAACGAGGTAAATGAAGAAGGCTACCCCGAACCCACTGACGTGGTGGTCTGCAGAGTATGGGCAGCCGCCGTAGATGCGGGCAACCAGCACTACCGAGCAGCTGACGCCATGAACACCGAGGCCGTCATCAACTTCACCATTCGCTATCGCACGGACGTAAAGCCCGGTATGTGGGTAAGGTTCCAGGGCGAGAAGTGGAGCATCTCCACGCTGGGCGAGTACCAGTTCAAGCGTACCTACCTCGGTCTCAAGGCTACGCTCTCCAAGGGGGTCAGCGGATGAGCAAAGCGAATCCTGAGCGCGAGCAAATTGGAAATTTGCCGTGCGAAACCCATGCGCAAGCAAAGCGCAGGGCATGGGGCGGTGAAAGCGGATGAGAGAGGTTCAGGAAGCCCTCAAGGATATCGGCATTCCCGTTTTGGCTGGCGTATGGAGAGCGACCTCTCCAGATCAGAACCCGCCTTCCCAGTATGTTGTCTACTCTTCCACGACCACTGAATCCAATCACGCGGACGACCGGGTCACAGGCTACCGTACCTTCGTGTACCTCGACCTGTGGAGCAAGACCGATCCCACGGAAATGCGGATGAAGATCCGCAAGGCCATGTACGCCTACGGTTTCGCCATCCGGGAAGAGTCCGATAAAGGCTATAACCAGCCGCAGTATGATACCTTCACCCATCAGTATTCCATCCAATGGACGTGGGTCTGGTATGAGGAAGTTCCGCTTTCCGAGGAGGATGTTCCCGATGCCGATGACAGTTGACGGCTTCGATCAGCTCATGACCGACATCGCCGCCATGACAACGCAGCTGGACATGGAAAAGGGAGGCGGCGCGATTGCCAACAGCATACTGGAACGCGCTGCCGTTCCCGTGGAAGAACAGATGAAAGCCAACGCCAGCCGTGATCCCAGGATCATCACCAACAAGCTCCACGGAGCCATTCACACAGGCAATGTGAAGAAAAGAAGGAATGGCGGCAAGCATATCACCATTGGCGTCCACAGAAAGGACTGGGACGGCGAGGACTACTATCCCTCGTTTGTGGAGTTTGGGCACGGCGGTCCCGGCCCGGCTCCCGCGCACCCCTACATCCGTCCCGCTTACGACACAACCGAAGATCAAGCCTATGAGATCATCCGAGACGGTCTGCGGAAAGCCATAGACCGCCACGGATGATGATTTATTTCAAGGAGGTTCAATCATGCCTACTACAACTACCCCTGCCGCGTCCCCGACCGTGTCCTCGACCATCGGTCTCAAGAACATGGTCATCGCGCCCCTTACCGCGGATACCGAAGATACCCTGACCTATGGCGCCCTGCAGCTGGTGGCCGGCGCAATCGAGGCGTCTGTTACGCCTGAAAACGCCGACCCGGACGTCCAGTTTGCCGATGACATCGAGTTCGATACCCTGTACCCCGATCCCGAACTGACCTTCCGCACCCAGATGGCGGATATTCCCCTGCTTATCCAAGAGATGATCTTCGCCAACAAGATCGATGACAACGGTGTACTGATCCGCACGGCGACCGACAAGCCTCCGTACTTCGCGGTCGGCTTCATGTCCGAGAAGTCCAATCACAAGTATCGTTACGTATGGTTGTATAAGGTCCGTGCCAAGCCTGTGACCGAGAATTACGGCACCAAGCAGGGCTCCACCATCAACCGTCAGACGGGCGAAGTGGAATGGACGGCCATCAAAAGGACGCATGACGGTCAGTATCAGGCCGTGGCCGACGAGGGAGAAAACGGCTTTACCTCCACGGCGGCCGCCACGTTCCTGCAGTCCGTGTACTCCGCTTCCTTTACGCCTCCCTCGGAAGATTAGACAGCCTTTGAACATAGCCGCGTAAGCTCTCATCCGTCATGAGGGCTTATGCGGCGTCCCTGACTATCATCATTTGGAGGACATCAACATGATTACTTGTACGCTGAACGGAAAAGAATACCGCATCGACTTTGTGACCGGCCGCGCCTTACGGGAGATCGAGCCTGCCGCCAAAATGTACGGGCGCATCGTGGCCATCTCCAACGCCGCGGTCAACGGCGGCGATCTGTCAGACGCCGACCAGGTGACCATCTCCGAGGCGCTGGACGTCATGATCCGCTGGTTCTGCTTGCTGTTTCAGAATCAGTTCACCCCGGACGACCTTCTGGACGGCTATCCCGTGGATCGCCTGATGCACGACATCGCCTTCGCGCTCATGGCCGTCCAGACACAGACCACCAACATACTGGACTCTTTCCCTACGAAGGCAGCGACGCGGGAGACGGCGACTCGGCCGGAGCTGGTCGAGATTCCCCGTCCCTGACGCTGCCGGAATTCATCTATTCCACCTACAACTCCCTGCTGGAGAACGGGTGGAAGATGCACGAGATCGACAACATGGACATGCTGGGCTATTTCCGCATCCGCGCATGGAAAGCGCAGCATGAGAAAGAAAAGAAAGCACCCCGTCACCGCTACATTGACGAGGTGTGGAGCAATCTGAAGCCGTGACGATTCGTCACGCTTTTTTAAGGATGGTGAGCAAGTTTGAGCGAGACGCTTCGTGATCTGGTGGTATCGTTGTCCCTCCAGACGGATAACTTTACCCGAAACATGCAGTCTGTCAACAAGCAAATCAAGGAGGCGGAGTCCTCGTTCAAGCTGGCGTCCGCCGGTGTGGACAAGTTTGACCAGGACGCATCGGTGCTTGGTTCTCAGCTGAGTTCTCTTCAGAGCAAGCTCTCCCTGCAGAAGACCGCCGTCGACCAGTACACCAAGGCGCTGGACGCGGCGCGAAACAAGCTGCAGGAGTGCTATACCCGGCAGACGGACTACACCAAGCGTCTGGAAGACGCCCGCGTCCAGCATGACGCTCTCCGGGATCAGGTGAACCGCACCGAGGCTCAGTACAAGAGCTATGTGCAGACGCTGGGCGACAGCGATTCCGCGACCATCGCCGCCAAAGCCAACCTTGACGCGCTGAAAGCGGAATACAGCGAATCCGCCGCGGAACTGCGCAAGCTGGCCGGTCAGCAGACCGCTTTGACCAAAGCCACCCAGAACGCGGCAGACGCTGTCACCACCGCCAATGTCCGGCTGAACACTGCCAAGGGCTCGGTCAAAGAAACAGAGACCGCCATTGAAAAGTGTAACGCCTCCCTTTCCCTCTCCCAGACCAACTGGTACTCGGCAGGCGACGCCATCCGGAACGCCAATACAGAGATCACCTCAATCGGCAAACAGATCAGGCTGGCGGAGAGCGAGTTCCGTCTGGCCACAGTCGGAATGCAGGACATGGAGCAGAACGTGTCCGGACTCACCGCCCAGCTGACCATGCTCCAAGACAAGCTGGCTCTCCAGCAGGCAGCGGTACAGCAGTACGAGGCCGCGCGGGCCGGCGCGAAGGAACAGCTGACTGCCGCGCAGCAGGTCAATGACCCTGACCGTATCCGTCAGGCAACGGATGCCGTCACCGACGCGCAGACCGCGCTCAACAATGTCAGGACTGCCGTCAAGGAAACGGAAGGCGCGATCTCCGAATGTAACGCCTCGCTCTCCCTGGCGCAGACCAACTGGTTTTCTGCCGGGGAAGCCATTCAGCGCGCGAACACGGAGATCGTATCCATCGGCAAGCAGATGCGGCTGGCGGAGAGCAAATTCCACGTGGCCACGGCCGGCGTCAAGGACATGGATCAGAATGTCGACGCCTTGAAGGCTCGGATGACGCTTCTACAGGAAAAGCTGGCTCTTCAGAATACCGCTCTTTCGCAGTACAGCGCGGCATTGTCCGCCGCAAAGGAACAGCTCGCCGCGGCACAGGCCGTCAACGATCCCGAAAAGATCCGGCAAGCCACGGACGCCGTCACCGACGCCGAGGCAGCTTACAACAATGCCTCCGCTTCCATAATCGAGACCGTAGGCGCGATCGGCGACTGCAACGCCTCGCTGGCGCTGGCGCAGACCAACTGGTACGCCGCGGGCGAGACCATCCGGCAGTCGGAAAATGAGATCGCGTCCATTGGACAGCAGATGCGGGTTGCGGAAAGCGAGTTCAAGCTGGCTTCCTCCGGCATTCTCAATCTGGAACAGAGCGTTACCGGACTGGAAGCAAAGCTGGATATATCCTTTGATTTATGCCGCCCTGGCGGCTCTTGTCTTGTGGATCGTCCTGGTGGCGCTCATTTTGTGCAAGACCAGCAGCAACCGTGAACGGGCGTTTCAGAAAGCGTGGAAAGCCAAAATGAAGCGTTCCAACGAGCAGCAGTCTCCGGTTCGAAAGGGCTGACCCGTCATGAACGATTACTTTATCTGGAACGGCGTCCGATCCACGGTCTACGGCATCCACGTTTCCGAACACCCGCCCATCACCCTGCCCGCCGAGCGTTCCACGCAGACCAATGTACCGGGACGTCCCGGCAGTCTCACCACGCTGGAAGGCAACGATGTGTACGACGATCTGCTGCTCACGGCAAACTGCTTTGTCACCGATACCTCCCGCATCGCTGACATCGGCAGATGGCTCAGGGGCGGCGGTACCGTGACCTTCGCCAACCGACCGGGCGGACATTACAAAGCAAGAGTGGTCAACCAGATCCCTTTCGAGAAGATCCTTCGGGGAAATCCGCATTGCGCCTTTTCCGTCAACTTCCGCTGTTTCCCATTTTGGTACGCGGACAATGTTTCGGACATTACTGTCACCCAGTCCACAACCACAGTCACAAACCCCAGCAGCGTTTATGCCGAGCCGGTCATCACGGTCTACGGTTCAGGCGACATCACGCTCATGGTAGGCACGACCATTGTGGAACTGGAAGGGATCACAGACAGCATCACGATAGACTGCGTATTGAAGGAAGCCTATTCCGGCTCGACCCTGATGAATGACCGCATGACCGGCGACTTTCCTGTGCTTGTACCGGGTGTCAACGGTATCAGCTGGACAGGCAATGTCAGCCGTGTGGTCATCACGCCCAACTGGCGGTATCTGTAACGAAAGCGAGGTGAGCCTCATTGATCTGCGTCTATTCCCCTGACTGTACAGACTTCTCCACCAACGGCAATGGGGTTCTCTCTCCGCTGACCGCGCAGGTGACGGAAACCCTCAACGGCGAGTATGAGCTTCAGCTCACGCACCCCATTGACGAGGTCGGCAAGTGGCGGCGGCTTGTGGAGGGCTGTGTTATTCGTGCCCCGGTTCCCGCTTCCATGACGCCGCGTGTGGAAATGATCTCGCAGGCCGCTTCTGCTGGCCGAATGATCTACAAGATCACCACACAGTCCAGCAACCTCCGTCTGCGCTCCGGT